TTCAACTGATAAACTCCATTGTTAATACCATCATTCCACACGGAAGTAATCATGCCCTGATAAGCATATATAGTTCCATCCTTTGCTGTCCATGTAGCAGGGATAACTAATTCAGCCATCGTTGAACATATATGTCTTGCATCTAATGGTTCTGCAATTTGTGGTTCAAAGTTTGCCGATAATGCGAGTATTCCTTTTGTGCGTGCCATTATAATTTAAATTTAAGTTGGCGTGAGCCAATTGTACTTCCGTTATATACATACTGCCAATAATCTACTCCATTAATGGAAATACTCGTTTTAGTAAATGTTGACAAATCAATATTATCCCAACTTGCTGAAAGTGTATTATATTGCTGTAATGTTCCAATAGTTCCCCATGCTTGCGGAATCTGAACAGTTTGTTTATTTACACCATCTTCGCCAACTAAACTAACTATAATATCACTTCCATGTGCTTGAAGTGCTTGTTTTGTAAGTGTTGTTATTATGGCTGTAGTAGCATACAGTGGATAAACACCTGTAATGCTTCGTGTAATAACTGACGTACTTCCTGCTGCAAGTGGACTTTGATAATTCGTTCCTTTACTTCCTAATGGCTGTTCCCCTGCTGCATAATTAGCTTTGCTTGTTCAGTTTTGCACACCAAGAACCACAGTATATGCTCCTACTGTGCCTGATTCGGTATAGCTAATAAAGTCTCCACTTCGAAATCCGCTTGTACCATAAGGAGGAGAAATACTTCCACGACTAAATGTGTGTGCAATAGCTATTGTTATAGCTGCTCCTACTTCCTGATAAGTTGAATTTGGCGTGATAGTAAACGTGCTACTCGGCGATGTTAGTGTTGGTCACAATTCAGGATATAGCATAGTATCAAGTATTTCAATAGCTGTTTTACCCTGAAGATTTGTTCCAACTTTAACCCCACCAACTTCAATTGCTGTTGGACCAGTTTCGGGCATGCTATCACCACCACCAATACCATTACTAACTAATGTATCTACTTCTACTTTTGTGTATGTTGTACTTTGTGGTGAGAAATAAGTTGAATTAAACCCATCTAATGTATCTGCATCAAGTTCATCATTATCATTTATTTTATTAGAAATACGACCAATCCAATGTGAAGCTCACTTCCTTCAGGACTGAGTTCCCATATCATATATATTATCCATTAAATATTTATTTTATAAATTGTTATTCCCATAACTAATTAAAGTTGTGGTATTTATTGTTATTTAGAAGTATTAGATTTTTGAATCTTCTTTATTTCTAGATCTTTCTCCTTTAATCTATTTTGCTCTTCATCTTGTTTAACCTTGTGTTGATGTTGTGCGTTCTTTAATGCCATTTCTTCATCAAGTTTTCTAATCTTTAATTCTAAATCATCTTTAGAATAATCTACTGGAAGTTCTACTTGATTAGCCATTTCAGCTATAAGAATTCTAGTCTCATTATCTCGTTGATTTAAAGTATCTTCAAGTTGAATTTTTTGTTGCTCAATATCTTTCTTATATTGAATTTCAGATTGTTGCATCTTCATATTGTCTTGGGATTCTTTAGACTTACGATCATTCATATCTTTCTCGTCTTTTTCGATAATTCTATGAACTTCAGACATAGATGGAGAAGATAATACTTTCATCATTGCGCCAAAAGACATCATTTGATTTTGCATGGCTGCATGAGCTAATTGAAGCAAACCATCTTCTAATCTCTGAGATTCATTACTATTATCAAGAACTAATCCATAATCACATTCTGAAAACTCATCTCCGTCAATATCAGCTATCTTAGAAGCTCCATCAGATAATATATATTGAAATTTCTTAGATCCACCTTTTAATGCTGCTTTAGCAGTTTCAAGAAAAGCCTCTAATGCCCTCTTTTTTACATCATCATGTTTAGCAAATAATCATTCAGTAATGTGACTTGATTGCAAATTAGAACGTTCAACACCACCTACAGTTTCAGATGAAGATATTTCTCCTTCTCGTTGCTTAGATATACCAGCAGCTTCAGACATTTCCATCTTCACAAATTCTAACAGATTGATATGTTGTTGAATATAATTACCTTGCTCTAAGTCTAATACTCCAGAAGACTGTTGCATCATACCAGATAATTTTCCAGTGGCTGCACCAATATGACCCTCTTTAAAACTATCAATAACTGCTATGTGATTTATTTTTGCATAATAAAGCCATTTGTCAACTTCCCATCCTTTTGGAACCATAGCTAAATCTAATTTAAGCATCTTACCCCAGTTAGCAGCTATAGCTTTATTTAATCGGTCATGTAAAGCATTATATAGATATTGATAAGGTTTCATTATATCTACCAAAGAAAATGGTTTAGTATCATTTATATTATATATTGAACCAACAAATCCAAAGTGACATCTTGATGGATTGGATAATCTATTAAATTGTACAACTCTTGGTCGCATATTTACATAAATTTCTTTACCAATCTTAGTGCCTTCCCAAGCTTCATTAATCCAAAAGACTTCTTCCTCTTGACCTAAGTCTTTATCACACTTATAGTTTTCTGGATAGAAATCAAATTCCTCATCACCAGTTTCTGGATTATATGATTTTACTTTTTTAATCTTACGTTTAGATTTCCAATATGTTCTTACAACACGAATATTTCCATTATTATCAAAATAATTAGTAGTAGCAGCAGATCCAGTTGCTTGTGCAAATATAGAATAATTGTCTATTACAGATCCATATCCACCCTCAAATCCATTTATCTCATTTACATTTATAAAAGCATTTCTTTCATCAATGTTTGACATACTATCACCAGAATAAATTTGTGGAAGATTTTCTAAATATTCACAATCAGATTCTGTAAGCACATCATAAAATGTATCTATAATTCTACCAGGACTCCAAAAGTCTATATATGTAAGAATATCAGCATCTTCAATTCTATTTGAAAAACCACTTTTAAATGTATGACATTTTAATGGATTAATTCTTTCAAATGTTGGTTCACCACCAACTATATCGCATTGATAAATTTCTTCACCAACAATCATTGCATCCATAAATCCAGAATTAAATTTATCTCTTATAGATAATTCTTTGATATAATGATTTAGAATTAAGTTACCACGTTCTTCTCTAGCGTCCTGTCATTCGTAAGTATAGTAATATGACATCTTATCCATCTCAGCATTAAAAGATTCTTCATCTGGATGACTTGCTTTTATTGCATCTTGTAGGCTGCTCATTAATGCATTCTTCTTATTCTCTTCGATTTCAGAAACTGCATTAGGATTAGTTATTATTAGATGTCAGTCAAATCTACGTTTACGTTCTTCACCTGACAGTAGATTTAATTTACCCAACATTATTGGATAGTGCTGTATATTTTCTGGAACATAACTAGCATCCGTATTATCTGGATTTAAAACTAATGACATGTCATTTAAATCTAATATTCCATTTACAAGATTATAATTAATTCTTTTGCGTATAAAAGATTTACGTACTACTGAATCTGAGTAATAAATTTTTTTATCCGCCCAATCACATACTGATTTACGCCATTCAACATTTTTAGCATTAAAAGATAATTTTTGTCTAGGAAAAGAACTTACCTGCGTAGCCATATATAGTATATTTTATTTAACATGTTTGCGAAAATTTATAAATTTATGCAAAGGTACAAACAATATTTCAATAAAAAATGCCTACTACCAAAAAAGTAATAGGCACTATGTTTATTAATTATTAAAATTTTAATTTATATTTTGTAAGATCATTCTTTCTATAGTTATTTTCAAAGAATTTATCTTTACCAAGATAGTTTACATCTCTATTTTGACCAGCATCTCTAGGAGAAGTATCTCCAAGTAATCTTAATTTATCTTCTCTTAAAAGCATAAGCATAATAATTGCATCATGACGATCGTAGTTTCCATCGGGAGTTCACATTGCAGTTTCCTGTAATAATCCTTTAGATCATATTTTCTGATAATTAAATACATTAATTACATCTTCTACGGTTTGTCCATCAACTTCTTTTAAATTAATTTGAGGAGTAGATCTAAGCAAATAATCTCTATAACACCTTCTTCCATAAGCTCCAACCTGACCATAATTACCAGTTCCTTTTGAATTATTTCCAAATGTATTTTTCTTTACAATCTCTTTATCCTTTAAATAGTCTAAAGTATCTGATAGTAGATATAAGCAATTATGTTTTGACATATAGGCAAAAAAACCTTTTTTATTATTTTCGTAATTACATTCTGCATTATACATAAGCAATGCTAATCTAGCATTCTCATATGCATCATCTGCGAACATAGGTCTTCCAGTATATTCAAATACAAGTTCATCGGTTCATAAGTCATGAATAAATAAACTAAATAACGACAATGTATCAGAACTGTCATCGTCATAAACATCTGCCCCAGCTATATATCTACCTCATGGAACTGAACCAGAACTATTTTTTACTGGCATGTGTTTAATACATATCGCTCCTGCTATCTTATTGTCTTTATGAGGAAACTCTGTAATATATTTTAAATCATTATCTGGTTTATACTCAACTTCACCACTCTTAGATAAACTCAATCTACCAACCCACATATCATCTGTATATTTTGGATTAAGATTTATCTCGTTTATTACGTCATTTAATTTGTCTGTTGGATATAACGAACCATCACGCTTCATGATAGCATCCTGTATGGTAAATGCAGTTTCAGCTTTACGCCTAGTTAACTGAAGTGGATCAGATGAATTATATTTAAGATTAATTCGATGTTTAATCTCCGAAGTAAGTGCAGCAATAACATCACTTACACCATCTTCATTATAATAATCTCCTGAATTTATATATCCAGGAAAGAAAAATATAGTTCTCTTTTGTCCATTAGCTCCTTTATCTCAAAAGTTTGGTAATGAATATACATTATATCCATCTGGATGCATTAACATTTCAAGCGCTCCATTGAAGTCACTACCTGGAGTTCCTCCAGTACCTATTGCATAAGCCATTCCTGACGCAATATCCTCTATTTGAACGTTAGGTAAACATGTCTGCCATACATCTAAGAATTTTGGAAATGTATTGTGGCTTATAGTTAAATCATTAAGTAGAAATAAATGATTACCATCTATTAAAAATCCAAAATATTCACCTAATCCATACTCCTCTACTTTGAATGTATAATTACTTCAATCGTTTTTACTTCTATATGATGTATTTTTAAACCCTTTCTTCCTGGCTATTTTTGTTGGTATTATAGATAAATCACCGCTAATTCTTAGTCTATAATGAAGAACCCCAGGTTTCTTTCCCGTTGAAATTCTACTATCAATTTTACATTTTAATCCATTTGATTCACACATAAATTTAACTGAATCAAGTATATGTTTTCTGTCATATCTTTGAGTTATTTCAAAATAATTTTTTTTATGATATGTGCCATCTGTGTCTATTAATCCTGCCACCAAATCTAACTGAATGCTTGATTCATTTATTTTATAATCATTTGGAATGTGCTTGTTATTTAGTAAATCATAAAAAATGAAATCATCAAAAATTTGACTATTAGTTTTTTTTGATATATGAAAATTTTTGCAAGTATTAGATTGATTTAAATCCTGTATTATTCCATTATAATTACTTGAAAGCCAAGTCAAAACTTCAGTGTCTTCATTTGATATATCAATTCTACTTGAGTCTCCATCACCAAGTCATAATCCAAGAAGATACGGATGAATTTTTACATCTTTCTTGTCAAATTTTAATGTAGCTTTTGGTATATAATATCCTTTATTTAGTCCATTTTTATTTAATAATTCTGGAGCTGTAAGTGTATGTTCAGAATATGTCTTTTTTTCCCAATTATACTTTTTAAAATATACCGGATGTTTGCTATTGACTATTTGAAAATCTCCATTTGATAATGTTATTTTATACATCATGTCAAACCCAGTATAAACAGATTTAACTAATCTTGGAGATCCATCATTACCCATTAATTTATCTCCAATTTTTACATTTTCTACATTTACCTCACTACAATCATAAGATAATACTTTAGTTCCCTTTAAATGACACCCAAATTCCTCATAAAACATTCTGTCAGATCTTTTACCCCTTGGTTTATCTGGATCATCTTTGATAGCAACAGCTAATACTTCATTTAAACTACCTTTTGGTCTTCCAGTATCTTTATCTATAAATCCAGATTGTCATGTCATTTCTGACATAGATTCTTTTAATCTCTTAGATGGAAATTGAGTATTTTCAGCACAATGATTTATTCCATCAATAAATTTATTTATTATAGCATCCTTGGTTAAGAACTCCTTACCATAAGCTACAACTAAACTTTTTATTTTCTTTCTTGCAAATTGATGTTTTCCAAGAATAAACATTTTTGCAAGTACTGCCGCAAGACTATAACTTTTTGAAGCTCCCCTTTTAGCTATTTCGCAACCATGTTTAGCTCCTTTAAAATCATCATATATTCCACCATTAATAGCTTGATCCATATAGTGAAATCTCCAATAAACACCCTCCCACATTCTTGGAAAGTCTACTATCCTATCAGCTCTTTTTGTGCCTTTAATTGTTTTAGCTTGAATAATTGGAAAATAATTTAAATAGAAATACATATCACCAGTTATTCATTCTCCATCAGACTCTCTAACCATTCCATCCCAGCATCTACTTACTTCACGTTTCAATCATTGCATATATTCTGATTGAGGATTTGGATTAGGCATTAATTTTGTATAACATCCAAATTTTTTAAAATGCCTAGCAGACTCAGTGAAATAACTCATATTTTCTAGAATATGAGGATTACATAAATCTACCAATATTCTTCCTTTTGAATCTCTTTGTAAGTCTTTAGCATATTTTCTATTTGTAGATATAAGTCTTTTAATAAATTCAACATTGTTTATCATATCAAATAAATCATTACGCTCCTCCTCTTTAAGAGATGATATAAATTCATCTGTAAGTTGAGTTTGATATTTATTAACTTCTATTCCCATAATTAATTAAATAATCCATCAAACCCATTATCTAATATTGTAGTTGCTCTATCACCTCTAGCATTTGCTATCTCCTCAACCTCTTTAATTACAATCTTCTCTGCTTCAGATATTTTCTGAGAAAGTGGAATTAGTGATGTCAATGCCTTTGTATATTTATCAAATGTTTCATCATCTACTGGAGCATCTCTTAGATAAGTTCTAAGCTTATCAACACCAACCTTTAAGTCTTTAATAAGTAAGGATGATGCAGTTTCAGTCATAGATACATAAACATCTATTGCTTTTTGAAGTATTGAGTCAATCTTGAATTTATTATCAAGTCCAATAAGTTCTTTTACCTTATCAATTCGCTCTTGTTCATCTACTATGAATTGCAAGTCACTTCTTGGATCATATACAAAATATATAAATGCAAGTTCTTTTTCTAATTGTGTTTTACCAACAGTCCTATCTCGTTGATCTAATTTTTTAAATGCTCCTATAGTAAAAACTATAGGTTCTACTGTAAGTTTGTAGTCAGCTCTTTTAAATAATTTCATTCTATTATATAGTTTAGGGCTGACCAGAATTAACCAATCAGCCCTTTATATTATTTAATTAATTCTGGATTAAAATCAACGTATTCAAATTCATCAATCTTTAATTCAATATCAGATATGTCAACAAGCATATGTTCTCTACCATCCAATAACATGACTGGCATTTCATAATAAACTTGTTTGTTGAAATCTTCATCAATGCCAAAGTCGTTCTTTCGTACATTCTTAACCTTTTTATATTTTTCATATGTAAGTGCAACTAAATCGCCAACCTTAATTCCTCTATTGACGCATTGTTCTGATGGACTTACAACTGTTTGTACCTCTTTAATTCTACCAGTCATTGATACATCCTCAATACCATCAGTAGTTGTATCTTCAGCCGTATATCTATCACATGTTACTATTACACCAGTAAACATTGGTGTTACTTTTTTAAGACTCAATATCTTCATTCTTCTCCCTATATAATTTTTTTTTATTATTTATTTTTAATATTCTTGCTTTATTAGTATATAACTTTCCAATTGAGCCAATATTATAACTCAATGGACAAGTTATCTCTGTATCTTCTTCTATCAAATCTAAGTTTGATTTCTTTATTGATTCTTTTATATTATCCCAGAAACTATAATAAGCCATTACAACTGTTTGCACTGGTATATCTAACTTAATAGACACTTGTTTCGCTATCTCCAGAATCTCCTTGTTGGAGTATGTCTTTTTCGACTTTGTATTTGTCATCTATATCAAATATAATTGTTAGTCTATATTGTCCAGTATCCTTTTGTATGTTCGGTATATAATGTTTATTTATCTTTTTACCATCCATTACTCCAGATCTACGCATCTTTGATATAAGTATATTAAATTGAGGAGTAGTTAATCCTATAGCTTCACGTATATCCTTTCGCATGTCTATACTATTCAATACATTATCAAGAACATTCTCATCTTTAATAACTTGAGCTAACTCAAATCTCTTTGCAAGAAATGATGCAAGTACTTGTCTTTCAGACTTAGTTAATTTATGTAGTGGAGTTGTAAATGATAACCATTTATAAAAGAATCCAATATCTAAAGCACAATGCACCTTAGCAATATTAGAGTTGCGATTCAAATCCACTATTTAATCTCCTGAGTATCTGGTTGTTTTACTTCTTCCTGAATGGTAATGGTTCCTACAATTTCATCAATGCAACTATTAATAAATTTTTCTTGAAACACATCTTTAAGTTTAACCACTTCAAATAGATAATCTAATCGTTTATAGAATGATTCTCCTTGTTGTTTTTGTAATTGTTCTAATAGAAATTTATTCTGCTGTTGTAATTGTACAGCTACATTACTTAATTCATCATACGATAATTTCTTTTGCTCTTTAACTTCCTTTTCTCCCATTATAATTATTTTTTAGATTTATTTCTTTTACTTCTTAATTCCTCAATCTCTGCAATACCATATTTAGCTGTAACTGCAATATCTGTACTTCCACAATCATCACAATAACATGGAGTTGGATCTCCTTCAATATCATCAGATGTTCCTGATGAATTTAAAATTCTCATTGATAAGCATGTTCTGCAATACCAAATAGGTTCTTCTTCGTAATCTGTTTTACTCATTTATTTTTAAGTTATCTATTTCTATATCATTTTCATAAACATCTATAAGACATGTTGTTTGTTGTGGATTATGTATTTTAAATGTGTAATCATTCATTTCATTAAAATGATTTAATACATTTTTAAGTTCAGATACAGTTATATCATCTACATATATATCAACAATCTTTTCTTTTGGATCTATATTAATTTGTTTTCCTTTCATATTTTAATATTCAAATACTTCTTCATAAGTTAGTTCCCATGTTTCTTTATACTGAATATTCTTGCCATTTCCTATTGGTTCATATTCTATTCCACGATAATACATATGCGTGTTATCTCCTACGTCTACAACGGCGTAATACCCAGTAGGTGCTATTCTAGGTTCTTGAATAGTTTGCTCTAATTCTTCAGTATTCTCATTGACTGTTACTCCAGGCCTACCAACTCTAGCAGTCATAATTGGATCAAAAAAATGTAATATTGTTTTTCCCATAATATTATTATTAGTTCCCAGAGAAAGACTTGAACTTTCAACGCGGTTTTTAACTCCGACTCTCCAATGGATAGCGTCTACCAATTCCGCCATCTGGGATTATGAGACTTATTACCTCTCACACTTCCTTCGCAAATTGCAAACTTAATTGCTAACTACATGCATTTAGTCATTTGGGAAGACCGCTACATTTAATGTCTATTAAGACAACAGAGGTTATGCGGCGAACAATACATTAAATTTAAAAACAACTAAAATGAATTCAAAGACATACTTTCACAAGTACTTAATTATGAAACAATTAGCACGAAAGCTAGGATTCGAACCCAGGGACTGCTGTTGGAAAGCTAATCTGAAGTTTTGAAGACTCCCGCATTTGACCACTCTGCCACTTTCGTATTTATCGTTGATTAACTGGCTCAACGATAAAAGCCTCTATACATCCCAAACCAATGGTAAAGAATTATTTATTCATTCCAATAGAACTATAAGCCATATTCAATCCAGAACTGTTAACGATTAAATCATCTCTAAACTTAACCACTTTTGGATCGCCTACAAAACATTCTGTTATATTAAATGTATTTCTAATAGAACATTCTGTTTGTAACTTCTCACCCCAGTTAGGGTTATCATTTTTACTTTGATTGCAAGTTTTTCTCATATCATTATTTTTAAATCCTTACAAAAGTAATATTAATTATTTGATTTACCAAATGTTTATTGATAATTTAATATTTATTAACTATAATAGTTTACTTCTAATACGTTTAATTTCATCTAATGATTCCGGTCAACTATAAACTACTATTTGTTCTCCTGGAACTCTATCAATTCTTTCACTCCAGATAATATAACTCATCATATACTCTATTCCTAAATCAACGGTCTTTTTTATTAATTCATTTATATTCCCATTAAATTCTGATATATCTTTTTTAATTCTAACTGCACCACAACTATCTCCGGCAATAAATAAATGTATCCATTTGCCTTTATCTAATTTTAAAACATATTTAAAATAATTATCTAACTTAATAGATTTATTTAAAAGATCACAAAAATCTTGTAGTTTTTTATTCTTTATATTTCTCATATTAATTGCAGTTATCTATAATACAGTCAGTCAATAAAACCATTCCTGCAATTGATGCAGCATTCTCTAATGCCATTCTAGTTACTTTTGTTGGGTCAATAACTCCTGCAAGTTTAAGGTCTTCAAACTTGTTTGTTTTGGCATTATATCCAACGAATTCACTAGTGAAATTCTCAACTGAATTTAATCCAGAGTTTTCCATTATAAGTTTAACTGGAGTTAGTATTGATTGGTAAATAATATCGAATCCCATCCATTCATCAGATCCATTATCAAGTAATGAGTAATCATTTAACCATGCCTTATAATAAGCATATCCACCTCCAGGTAATATACCCTCTTCTAATGCTGCTCTAGTAGCACATATAGCATCATCTATTCTATCCATCTTCTCTTTAATCTCTGTATCACTAGCAGCTCCTACATGAACAATAGCTACTCCACCACTAAGTTTAGATAATCTTTCTTTTAGAATATTAATCTCCCAATCCTCTGTACAATTATCTAATAATGTTTGTATTGACTTAATATATAATTCTTGACGTTCTTTATTTCCATCTCCACCAACAATCAAAGTCGACGCTCTATCAATAACTATCTTATCACAAGTTCCAAGATAAGATGAATTAGACGATTGAATCGTAGTTCCTAATTGGCTAGATATAACTTTACCACCACAAATAGCAGAAATATCCTGTAAATATTCTACTCGTTTAAATCCAAATCCAGGAGCCTTTACTACACATATTTTAGTTCCATTCATCCTGGACTTAACTAATGATCTTAGTGCATTATCATCTATATCATCACAGAACAATACAATAGGTCTGTCTGCTGTAGATGCAAACCTAACTATCTCTAAAACTTCTTTTAAATCGTTTATCTTCGAGTCCATCATAAGTAAAAAAGGTTTTTCAAAAACAACCTCATTCTTACTATTATCTGTAACGAAATGTGGAGATACATAACCTTGTTTAACTGATATTCCTTCTATAATGCTTATAGATGTTTCATTAGTTCTAGACTCCTCCATTGTAACCACACCGTCTTTTCCAACAGCTTTAATAACGTCTGAAACTAGTTTACCAATCTCTTCATCATTATTAGATGATATAGTTGCTACCTGCTGTAGTCTATCAGAATTAATATCTATCGCCTCTGATTGTTCTATAAGAGATTCTACAACCTTTTCTACAGCCTTATCAATACCACGTTTCAAGTCAATTGGATTAGCACCTTCTTTTACAAGTCTTAATCCTTCAGTAATCATTGTTTGGGCAAGAACAATCGAAGTTGTTGTACCATCTCCAACATTTTTACCTGTATTAATCGCCACATCTTTAATAATTTGAGCACCCATATTTTCAAATTGATCTACCAAATCAATTGATCTAGCTACCGTTACACCATCCTTAGTTACATGTGGTGGATTAATTCCATCAAAGATAACTACATTCCTACCTTTTGGTCCAAGTGTTACCTTAACTGCATCTGCTACTTTGTTTATTCCAGAGAAGATTAGTTCTCTCGCTTCTTCATTAAATTTTATATTACTCACTTATTTACTTTTATGATTAAACACTGCTATTAATTTATCCCCATCAAATACCTCAAACTTTCTCACTGTTAAATCCCCATCCCAGTTGTTTATAAATTTGAAGAAACTTTTGTAATCTGAGAAATGATATACACCTTCTATCTTATCGAAACTCATATATTATATATTTTAAATTTATACAAAAGTACAACTAATTATTGAATATACCAAATATTTATAAAAACTTTAACTTCTTTTAATAAAAAACCCTACAATTAAAGATAATTGTAGGGTTGAAATGAGTTGTAATCAGTTCTTGTGATATGAGTTACTACTACTATTATTTGCTCAGAACAAATGACTTAGACTTGAACGGAGACTTTCTTACCAAGATTCATAACCAGCATATTATCTGGAAGAGGAACTACTTGGGCTGCATTTTAAAGTGCAGATTAAACGACTAGAACTTAATCAACACTATATAAAAATATATCCTAGAAGCCCGGCCTATCATACCATGAATTTTCTTTTAATTTTAACGTGGAGGAAACTCAACGATATTACATCTAGACTCCATTCCATAGATTAATTAAGATATATTATTGTTATTAAAAAACTGCCATAACCAGGACGTATACTGGCTGAAAGTGTTAATTCACTTCACACTTTTGAAATCTATTAGTTCGTTAATACATAGGATTTCATTCGCGTATATATAACTGGTACGATTAATAGAGTCGTGCGGCCGATGTCTTATTAGCACTTTTTACCAGTGCCTTTTGTCTTCTTTGTTGGTTTTGATTTCATTATTCTAAATTATTTTTGGGTTTATATTCTTTAAGCCTATTCTCGAAACTAGACTTATTATTTCTTTCATATATCTTTTCTAATTCATCAACAACAAGTGGTATGCTATAATTATTAATAATAGCAATTCTTCTAACAATAGAAAGATCTATTCCATACTCTTTTGATAACTCCTTGAGCTTGTATTGTTTTTCTGGATTATATCCATTAGATGATTTATCTATTCCCATATTACATAAGTTGTATTATAGAGTTTTTACTAATCCAATCATTATATCTATCAACAATAGATCGTATTTCTATCCTCTCTCTATCATGAGCATCCTTTTCAAATCTAGCTCTAATCTCTTCATTACTCTCAATTCTCCTTACTGTTGAGTTTCTTTTTGCATTTCTTTCTTTAACTCTCATATATTTAATGCTTATATGTTTTAATTTTTATTACTTAATAGATACAAAAAGTCCCTATAGAGATTTTCATTCACTTGACAATCCCTCTAAAGGATTGCGATTTTAACGCTGTCGGATTTTATTGTAGTCAGGGTCTCTTTCGATACTCACTTTATCTAACTCTTTAGATAGTTGTCCAGCTATAACCTATGCTTTGTGCTGCTGGCCCTACAATATGTCATCATCCATATGACAGGTCTGTTTCGATGGTATGGGAGAAAACTTAACTTTAAATTAATATTCAAGTCCTTCTTGATAATTTAAAATCTACAATCCCACGTCTAATTGAGCTCACTATTATATACCCTCGCTCTGAATACCTTATGACAGGTCCATCTAGTTTATTATTTATAAACTGATGCAAAGGTAATATAAAGTTTTGAAACTACCAAACTTTTTCTATATTATTTTTGGTATATAACAATGATTTTTTTATATATAAATTTGGATACTTCTAACTTATTAACTTATAGCAAAATAAAAATTTTTGAAAATATTTTTTTT